AGGGAACTGCTGCTGCATTTGCTTTGGCAACTCCTGGAACCGAGGGTCGTACATCTGCTGCACTTCCTGCAATGCGTTTTTGTGCGCAGTCATCATAGCGACGCCAAGCACCTGTGCGAAAGTATTCCGCCGCGTTGCAGGGTCTTCATCTTCCAGCTTATCGTAGACTTCCTGGGGAAGGCTAAGATTGTACATCTGGGCCAGACGTTCTTCTGGCGATGGACCTGAAGGTTGCGCTTCAGGCTGTGGGTTGGGTTCTCTATTCCTCAGCTCTTCCGCCACCATGGCGGCAAGCAGCTTCGGATCATTGTTGGAAGCAGGGCTTCCGTCGGTCGGCGCACTCGGAGCAGGCACTTCTTGCTCTGCCGTGGGTGCAGGTTCCGGAGCCGGATCAGCCTCAGGTGCTAAGTCCGGCTCAGGTTCCCCACCCTCCGCGTTCTGCGAAGGGGTTGACTCCAGGGGATCCAGATGAAACAGGTCAATAAGTGCCTGGTCGCTCTCAGCTGAGTTCGACTGGTCCATCTCTTCCGTCGAGGGTTGGTTCGTCTCGGTCATTCTTGTGTGCCTCTTCGTTGATGATTTCAATCAGGCGCAAGTACCCTTGTACTTTACCCTGAATTTGTGCAATGGCAACCGCATTGTTAGCATCCGTAGCCAGAACACGCGCTGCGGCCCCATTTATCTCCTCAGCCATAAGCGCCGCGGCTTTCTGGAAAGGGGTAAAGGTGAGGATTTTGCGTAAGTGTTCCCGCTCCTCCTCAGTCAGCGGTGGAAGCTGTTGCACCTCCACCATGTATTTTTCTAAATCTACCATCTCACCTCCTAGCTAAGTCCTCCGGCAAGTCGATCACCAGGGTTGCCAGCAATGCCGGGGGTTTGCCCGCCACCCTCACCAATAGGAACAATGTTACCAGCAGCGGCTTGCTCCGCCACCACGCCATCAGGCTGCACATTGAGCTTGAACTGAGAGACGTTCTTCGCCCCGCCAAGCTCAGCAATCCACTCGAAAATCTTGCCGCGATCATACTGACCAGCGAGCTGCTGATCCTGGGAAATCCCCATAAAGATCTCCCGCCAGACATCCAGCATGGCAACTCGGTCGATCGGCAGGGTACCGTCGTTCACCGGGAAGTTAAAGTCGCCAGCGTCCATTGCATCCCCAGTCAGCGCATAGGCTTCTTGACCTTCCGACCCGAGCACCCGTGTCCAATCCTTTGCCTGAGCAAGTTGCTGCACGTTGACCGCCATTTGGGTGGACAGGTCCACCATACCCTGCGCAGAGATTACCCGCGCCAGATTGGCTAGCCGAGACGCGCCCGCTTCGGTAGCGGTGCGGACCTCGGTTGCAGTCTTTCGCCCGTTGTCCGCCTGCAGTCCCCGCATGTTGTCGCTCACGCCGGTCATAGAGTCTGCAAGCTGGAAGAACTGCTGCAGGTCGCTCATGTGCCCACGGGTGACATCCTGCACCTGCAGCTGCTGCACCGCCGCGCGGACATCTGTGCCGAAGCTAGTACGCTTGAGTCGGATAATCTTCGCCGCACTAGGTCGGAGCAGGTCATCCATTTCCACTCGGCTTGGGTCCACCAGGAACATATTGTTGATCGCGGTGCGAACATTGTGCATGTGGCTATTCACCAGCCAACTCATCACATCCTGCAGCGGGCCGATCCAATCCAGCAGACCTGCATGGCCGAACCCATATCCCGTGCCGTAAGGCTCCGTGACTGCAACCGGGTGCATGTCATGGTCGTATCCAAACGGCACAGCGCGAATGATCTGGCTCCGGTTAGCAATGGTAAAGAGCCACTTCTCCGGACGCTCCTCAGGACCCAGTCCCAGTTCCTTCGGAATAATCTCAATGGTGCACTCGTCCAGCTGGACGTAATTCGAGGACGTGGTGAGGGTTTCCGAACCAAACCCACCGGCAGTCCCGTCCCCGCCAGCGGACAGGCTCCGTTGCGAGGCGCCGTAGGAGTAACCTTCGGGGCGCGGCATGTTTCCAATGTAATCCACCCACTGGAACTTACCGTCAGCCTGGCCCTTCTTGATAACATGGAGGCCCTTGAACTGACGCCAGAACACATACTCCCCCTCTTTGTTCACCTTGGACATGGGAACATTAGGGTCAGGGAAGAACAGGAACGGGTCGATGTTCTCGACCACATTGCCTGCGTAGGTAGTCTGCAGCGTCCGGACCTTAGAGCCGCCAAGGAGCGGGTCGTCCTGGAACTTGTGCCGGTAGCCCTGCTGCCGCGACCAGTACACCTTCATCACACCCAGGTTGTAGATCTGGCTGTCCTGCAGGAATTGCCAGATCACATTTACCAGCCGGTTGCGGTCCGCTTGGTACTGGAGGAACTGCTCCATGTACCGCGCCGCTTGGGCATTCTCGGTCTTATAGTTGGACACCTGGAGGATAGGTTCCCGGCCAGCGAACGCCTGCATCAAGAACGTAACAATGGTGCTGACAACCGTATAGGAGTACGGAACCACAACATCAACCGCGCGCGGAGGCTTGCCCTCGTTGTTCATGGCCTTGAGGCGCTTGTCCCAGTCCGGCAACGTGATGTAGCTCTGGAGCTTCTTCTCGTTGATTTGCCAACGGGAGTAAAACTGACTCATTTTGCGCTCGGACACGTCAAGCCGCTGGATCAGATACCCCAGCACCTGCGTGTGCAGTTCGCTTCCAGGCTTGAGCCGATTGACGGGCGGCTCACGCAGCTGTGCGGCGGTGACTTTGGGCCACTGCTTCTCAGGCTTGTTACCGAGTCCGGGTGTGGTTGTCTTGCTACTCATTCCGCGTTACGTCCTCGGCGCGTCATTGCCTCAGCAATAAGCTGGTTCATCAAAGGATCAGTCGCCATTCCTGCAATCGGCGCAGCAGGAGCTTGCCGCATCGCTGACATAATAGCTTCCTGCTCACCGAGATCACCACGCGCCTGCTGTCGCCGTGCGAGCAGCTCCCGCATCTGTTGAAGCTTCATGTTGTTCTCTTGAACACGCTCAGCTGCAAAGTGATGCCGCCCAGGCGAGGACATGGCCGGCCCACTAGCCACGTCCGCCAGCACTTCCCGCAAAATGTCCATAAGCTGCGGATCGGCGGGGACAGGCTGGTGGGTAGGAATTGACTGGCTGTTCTTATCCAAAGGTCGGCCCTACCATGTCGCCAATGTTTGCCTCTTGGTTCATGTCGAAGAGATCACAAACCGCGTCCTCAGAAATTTCCCCATCCACCTGCTTACAGCCGTTAGGCGGGGTCCAGTTGGTGCAGAGGTTGCACTTGGACTCTTCTTCGGAAATCCGGTAATTAACTGCCTGCTTGTCCTGCACGGGAGCCTCCTACTAAAAACAACCCAACATACCACACCTGAGGGTGCAGTCAACCTGCGGAAACGAGAACCCACTTACGGTGCCCATCCATCTCCAACCAAATCATCTAACGGCTCGTACTCGTTCGCCGCAAGATCAATAGAGGGATCAGCAGCAGCCGCGGCATAGGGATCGAGCAGGGTGATCGCCATAGCTACAACATCCGGCCCGTCCTTTTTACCGTTAGGCCAGTCAAGCAACTGGGCCTCGTACTCGTGGAAGCTCTCCAGATGATTAATGTACCCGGCGGCATAGCGCGGCTGCAACACCCCCTCGACCCTGTCGTGCTTCTTGGTCGTTCCGTGCCGGATCTCTTCGATCTCAAAATAGAGCTTCTCCCGGAACATTTCCTCCCGGAGCAGATGCACCAGCGCGGCCTGATAGGCGATGGCCTCAACCCCGGCGCGCGGATTGGCATGAAACCCTTGAGCCTTGCGGTAGAACGCAAAGAACAGGTCGACCTGCTGCCTCGGCGTGACGCCCCGCTTGAGGTACACATCCAGCAACCATATCCGCCCACCTTTCAGCATCGCCACGATTGCAAGCCCGAAGAAGTCCGCTCCCACCTTGTCAGAAATTGCTGGGTCACAAGCAACCCCGACGCCAATGATTTCCTCGTCCGGCGGCAGCGGAGCCCAGCGCAGATACGCCTTTTTGAACTTCGCGGAGTCCTCGTCCCGAATAACGGAAAAGTACTCCTTCATGAAAGTCCCGAGCATCCCCATGCCCGCATAGGCTTTGCGCTCGGCCTCAATCTTCTCCAGCGGCATAACCTCCGGCCACAGCGCGTCGGACTGTTTGTCGGTAGCACCGAACCGGACGGTGTGGAACCGAGGGTCTCGGCTAAGGGTCATCAGCAGCGCGTCGTCATGAAGCAGTGTGCCAAAGGCGCTCAGCGTGGCGGTCGGGTCGTTGCGGGGAAGCGCTGGAAGAACATCGCCATAGAGCCACTCACGGGCTTTGAGCCGCTGCTCCGGCGTCCGCACACTCTCTGCGTCTTCCACGTCATCTAGGATAATGTTATCCGGGCGCTGGCCTCCGACGTTCATGCCCCGGATTTGCGCGCCGCGACCTTTCGCCGCCAGCGTAACCCCATTGGTGCACTGGACAAAGTCATCCGTCCACTTGAGCGGGTCGTTGCGCTCCGGCTTCAGGGTGCCGAACACCTCCACAAGGCGCGCGTTGGAGGCCAACTCACCTTTGATGGAATTAAGCTGGGTGGTGGCGTGTGTTCCGGACTCGGAAGTATAGACGGAAAACTTGCGCTCCTCATAGACCGTGTTCCACAGGGTTGCAATGTTACACATGGTGGTCTTGGCGTACCCGCGCGGGATCATTACCGCAGTGTACTTGTTAAGCACCAGCTCGACTTGCCCGTCCTCATGCAGGACGAACATACATTTCTCTTCTCCGTTCTCCATGTAGGTAAAGTTGGAGATGATCTTGGGCAGGTCTTCGGAATACTTGGACAGAAACGCAGTGCGTCGCGTGAGCAGCGCCAGCATTCCCTTGTGTACCCAGGGGATTTTGCTCGGGTCCATGTCTACGGGAACCCAGTGCGGAAAGTAGAACATAGCAAACCACACCGGGTCCTCGTACCCGCGTTGCCACAACTGGCGGCGTTCGGAAGAAGTGATGCTCACGCTAGGCTCCGAACAGCAGCTGGGAGGATTGAGTGGGTTGTGCTTGGAGCATGGCCGCTAGTTTGGCGTAATCGACTGCTCCTGCTGTGGGATTAGAACCATCCGTGTCTGCGGTGGACGCTTGAGGAATACTACCTACTGCATTCTGGATCATGCTCTGGATTTTAGCATAATCAGTGCCGGGAGCTTGTGGAATGCTGTCAAAGCGGTTGTTGATCTGGCTGATTTGGGACTGAATACCAGACAGGTCCACCTGCGGGGCCTCGGGGATAGCGCCGATCTGGTTGCCAATCATCGAGCTGATGCGGTTGTAATCTACGCTTGGCGGTTGGAGCCCTTGGAACTGCTGCTCCAGCCCGCCGATACGGTCCATAACCCCGGACAGGTCCACTTCCGGCACGGCAGGTTGGGGCCGCGCCTCGAACTGTTGCTCGAGTTGGCCGAGGCGGTCAAGGATGGGGTCAAAGCTTACCGGCGGTGGAGCCGCAGGGAGGCTGCTGCGAAGATCACCCACCTGCTGACCAACCATCTCATTGATGCGCGAATAGTCCACTTCCGGCTGACGGAAACTATCTAGCCGGTTTTTGAGCGCGCCGATGTCGTTCTGTAGCGGGGATAAGTCCACGGAAGTAGTCGGAGCGGGAGCGGGAAGTTGGCTGAGCCGCTCGTCCAGCATCTGGGAAATAATCTCCTGCGGGTCTCGGTTGCCCCACGGGTTAGGCGCGGGCTGCTGAGGTTGCTGGCCAAACTGCTGCAGGGTTGCCTCAATCCGGGACATGCGGTCGCTGATCGGGCTGAAGTCAACCGGAACGGGCGCGGCGACAGGTTGCGGGACTGCCTGGGAAATCATTTCCTGGATTTTGTCATAATCAACCCCGGGCACCGGAACCGGAGCTGCAGGTGCGGTAGGGACTTGGAAATCTGCAAACCGGCCAGACAGCGCGTCAAGCTGAGACTGGATACCGCTCAGGTCCACCGGGGCTACCTGAGCAGGAGCCGGAATACCACCAACTGCCGAGTCAATCATGGACTGGATCTGGGAATAATCTACACCGGGAACAGGATCGGGCGCTGCTGCTGGTTCTGGCCGCATGGCCCCAAAAAGGCTATCCAAAAACGGCTGGAAATCGCCCGGAGAATAGCTGGCGGAGCCGTCCTGAGGGGACACAACGGCTCCGCCCCCAACCGGCGCTACAGGGACAAAGGGCGCACTCGGCTGGGTTTTCGAGGAATAGTCTTGCGGCTGCCCGCGCAGATCGGTGCGCTGCGGGCCGGAATAATACAGGGACTGGTCGCCGGACCGAGAAGGGTCACGGGCGGTTACTTGCTGCTGGGTGAGGTCTGCGCCATAGGTAGGCGTGCCGATGTTTGGTAGGGGCGCCCCGCCCAGACCCGGCAACCCGCCTGCGCCCGACGCACCGCCTCCCAAAAAGCCAGGCGGAAGTAGCGACAGGTCCGGGGACAAAGCAGTTGGTTTGTTTTTGGCAGCGCTCGGCTTCTCGCCTGGCTTACCGAGCGGCTTGTCAAACCCGCCTTCGTATTTTCCCGGTTTGTCGAAGTTGCCCGCCGGGGGTTTGCTTTTGCCGGGCGCACCAGTGGAACCGGGTTTTCCTTTGCCATCTCCGCCTGCCCAGCTTCCTGGCTTGTCTCCGTAGTCGCCCACAGGCTTGTCAAAGGAGGGTTTGGGCTTGGGCTTGTCGAAGCCGCCAGCTAAGGGTTTTTGAGGGTCACCGCCTCCGAGCCCAATTCCATCAAGCAGTCGGTCTAGCCAATTGTCTTCTGCGGGCTTTCCGCCGGGAAGGGGTTTTCCGCTAGGCTTCCCGCCTGGCTTTCCATCGGGCTTTTTGATCTTGCTCATGTTCTATCCTATCCAGTGTAGGGTGGACATACGGTCCCCCGGAATTTCCAACGCCTCAGTGAGTGAACTGACCGGCGTGTGGGGATCGTGCCGGAGAAACTTACAGACCTGCACACAATGGATGGTGTGGTCTGGGAACAGGTGCTGCAGCAGCGGGGCGTACAGACTAAGCAACTGGGCCTCCGCGTAGTCGGTTTGGGTCAGCTTGGCCTCAATTATCAGTAGGCTCCTCTTGCCCAGATTGCAGAAATCCGGCTGGGCGTACCCCGCCCCCCTCGAGTCGTTGAACGCTATCCAGCGTCCGGTCAGAAGCTTCGGCAGCGGGGGACTCCTCAGAAGCTTCCGCCCGATCTTCTTCTCGTAGGTGATTCCCTGCGCTTGGCGTCCCTTCAGGTTCTTCGGTGGCGGAAACGGCGCCTGGGTCGCCCACCACGCTTCCTTCAATGAGTCGATCTGTCTTGGCCCGCGCGCCGACTGCTTCGACCGTTGTGACCCGCTCTTTTTCTTTCGCGGCATTCTTCATTTCCTCGATCTCACTCGCGGACAGCGTGGCGTGCAGGTGCTGGTGTTTTTGCACTGCCCCGTAGCCGCTCCGGTCCAGGCCAACCTTGGCCAGCTCGACAAGGGTGCTCATCGGAATACTTGCGACGTCATCACCCTCAAGCCGCCCGCGGATTTCCTGCAGCGTGTCTGCGGTCATAAGCCGGATGCGCTCCTGCATATCGGCAAACTCCTCACCCTCGTGGTTACGGTAGAAGGTGACGAGTTCCTTGAACGCTGGGTCGTTCTTGATTGTAGAGATATACGGCTGGGTGTAGCCGGTCATCGCCGCGATCTGCACATCCTTCAGCCCAAGTGCGACGTACCGCGCCAGGGAATGGTGCGCGTCCCGGACCTTGGAGAGCGCCTGCTGCGGGCCGGGCGCGGGGGAATTCAGCTCCTCGAGATCCTGGGCAACCAGCGCCCCGACAACCTCTATTCCGGCGTCTTTGGGTTTTTTGCCCTGTAGTGTGTACTTTCGTCCCATCGCGCAATCCCTCAGCAGCGTTCCCCCAAGATAGCTCAGGCGCGCGCCCGTGTCAAGCAAAAAGAAAGAGGGCGTCCCGTGGGGGTTGGAGAGTGGGGAGGTTGGTGTGGCTTCCGTGGGTACGTTACTTTTGGTGCTGGGAAATTTTGAGGATGAACTCATAACGGGATGGCGGGCCGCCGGGGGGAGGGGGTGGGTATCGGGAGGGGATTGAGAATGCGACGCACTCGCAGGAGGTGGGCAAAAGAAAAGCCGGACGAGTTGCCCGGCTTTCCCCTTCACTTCATCCGGATAACTAGATATTCGGCGACTCCGTTGTTGTCCCGCTCCCGCGCAACCGTGAACTTGTGCTCTTGATCACGGTAAGCTTGCGCCGGGTCGCGGTCGGGATACTCGCCAAGCAACCACCACCGGCGGACGGTAAGCGCAACGGATTGCGGCGACATCTTGTCGACTCCGTACCACACCCCGTCGCCAATGTTTAATGTAACCGGACCATGATTGGTAAACAACTCCCGCGCATAGTCAGTGGGGTTTTTAGGACGGGCTTGTTCTTTTGCTTTTCTTACGATTTCCATCGTGTTCTCTCCGTTGTTTAGGCAAAAAAGATAAGGTGGCGGGGGCCGCTTGTTAACCCCCGCCCCAGTTGGTTCTAGATTTCGATATCGACTCCTTTGCGTGCTTCCACATTGGCGCGGGCTTTTTCCATGATCGACTCGCGGACTTCGTCGGACTGCTTGGCGAGTGTATCGGGCGCGGCCTTCGTGGCGTCGGTTTTCGAGTAGCCTTTTTTGACCAGTGCGGCGATAACGATGGCGCGGGCTTCCGCTTCCACTGGATCAAGGCGCGCACCCCCGCCGCCTTTGCGGATCACTCCGGCCTCAAGGTCCGCAAACTTCGCGGAAACCAACTTCGCCGCTTCCTCTCTGTCTTTTTCCGCCGAGTGGCAATCATTCAGGACTTGGCGCAGGCCGTACTCCGCAAGGTAAGTCCGGGTTGCCTCCGGCAACTTGTCCCATTCCGTGGAAAAGGTTTGCGCGGTTTTGTTCACTTTGACTTCGATCTTCATGGTATTCACTCCGTTGTTTAACCAAACACCGTGCCTGGTATGGAAACAATCTAGGGCCGGGAGTTTGTCCCGTCAACCCCCCAAAAAACACCCACCCCCATTTTGTGATAATTGTTACAGACTCCAACAAAAGAGCCGCTTCGTCGCCCATGTGCCAGGAACGGGGGAGAGGGTCGCTATCGCAGCCCGGTGGGGACAAAGGGCACACGTTTGCTAGCAGAATACGTGGGTACGTTCTTCTCCACAACTCCCAAACTCCCCAGCTGACCACCCCCACCCACCCCTTACCGCTAACCCCCTAAAGGGTCCCACACCCCTCGCTTTTCTTTTCGCGTTAGGAGTTTTTTATTTTTTTTTTACTCTCTAAGAAGAACAGGCCAACAAGGACCCCCAGGAAGACCCAAGCAAGCCTCGGTCCCACCTTCACCGGGTTAGCAATACCCCCAAGGTAGGGGGCAGGAGCACGGGAGTTGGGGAGTTGGGGAAACCAACACACCCCCAACGTACCCACCACCGAGCAACGTACCCACCACCGAGCAACGTACCCACCACCGAGCAACGTACCCACGCATCCACCGTGCAAAGGTGTGACCCAGCCCGACGTCGTGCCCCAACTCCCCCGGGCAACCCCACCCCAAAGGAACCAAACCCGCCCCACCCCAGGGGAAACATTCCGCTTGACAGCCCCAAGAAGATATGGTACAAGAAAACTTGTTTTCGACCACCACGCGGGGCGTCGCCTCGCACCAACAACGGAGCCCAGCCCATGTCCACCCCCGGAACCACCCTAAACCTGGAATTCTATTCCCCCGAGACCCTCCGGACGCTTCTCCAGGACCTGCAACACCAACAGCGCACCTACGACGACGCCGAGGCGCAGCGGGACATCCTCCGGGAAATCACCGCAATCAGAGCAATCCTAGAGCGGAAAGACTAGCCAATGACCCAGCTAACCCTCACCTTCTGCACCAAGTCGGGCCACTGGCTCCACAAAGGTTCCCGAGTCCACCCGGACTACATCGCACAACTTATGGCAAAGCTTGCCCTCACAGCAACCCGACAGGCAGCGGGCAAGTACGCCCACCCAACCCAGCCCTCCAAAGCCGAAATCCGCCGCGCCGCGCAAGCCCTAACCCAGGGCCATCCGATCACCCAACTTGAGCCGGACCCAGCCCTACGTCGAGGCAAATCATCCCGCTCCGCAGCGCGCCTCGCCGCCATCAACCTCACCCTTGACGATCTGGACCTTTAGGAGCAACCACCATGCCGCAGTCAATCGTAATCCACACCACCTTCGGTGGTTTCCACCTCACACCTAAACAGATTGCAGCCATCACTCACAGCATGCGACAGAGCGGAGACTACATCGAGCCTCTTTCCCCATTTGGCTATTGGGAAGACTCTGGAAAAAATATAGACCGCCACGACCCAGCCTTGGTTGCCGCAGTCCTCGCCCACCCTGGCAACAACCTCAAAGTCGTAACTATTCCAGATGACGTAAACTGGCGCATTGAAAAGTACGGCGGACGCGAGTGGGTTGCAGAAGTCCACCGCACCTGGTCATAGAAACGGAACGGAGCCCCCTCATGGACCCCCAAATCCGCAACCTACGTGCCGCCTCGCTTTTCGCAGCGCACATCCGCAAAGTCCGAGACAGTCCCGAAATCCTCCAAGAGCTTCTCGAGGACCCGGACCCCACTGTTGCCAACATCGCAACACTCCTCCGCCCCACCGAGCAGGGCCTAGTAGTCCTGCTTGACCTTTCCGTAGAAGGAGAAGTCATCACCACCGTCCAGGGCCGAGGCCACAGTCACATAACTGCTGCGGCAATCGGAAAGGCAATGTGCACCAGCCTCAGCGATAACGGGTTCTGCCTCAGCTGCTTTGTCCAAGGCTTCGAGGACCGTTACAACAGGAGCAAGCCATGACTCCTCAAGAAATCTTTAACCGAAAAGGAGAAGTCAGTTGGGAAGTTTAGAAATCATCGACCGGGTGACAAGTCACCTGCTCGCTCAGAACGAGCGTAGCGCGAGAGTAGAGAGCTGCAAGTATCGCTTCGCGGGCCTCAAGTGCGCTGTCGGCTGTCTGATCGACGACGAGCACTACTCCGAAAAACTGGAAGGTCGCGGAGCTGACCATCACGACGTTCTTCAGGCCGTCGAGGCCTCTATCGGAGAAAAACCCAACTCAGATCTTCTGTGTGCTCTTCAGGCAATTCACGACATTGAAGCCCCGGAAGAGTGGGAATTCGAACTCAAGAAACTTCGGAGGAACTACGAATGACCCAGCAAGAAATCTTTAACCGCGCCGCGGAACTACTCCGCGAGGGCAAAACAATCCACCACTTTTACCGAGACATCGAGGGTTGTCGGTGCGTCGTGGGCCACTTCATGACCGACGAGGAACTCGACACCCTCGAAAAGAGCAGCATGCTAGGCAGAAGCGTGCGCTACCCAGATTTGCTACTGCCAGACCTGATCAAAACCAACATAAAGCTATTCGACAGGCTGCAAACCGTCAATGATGCGAGGCTTAGCCCAGCCTTGCTTGAGGAGCACCTCACCAAAATCGCCCAAGACCACAACCTAACCCTGGAGCCCGCCCAATGACCTTTTCACCAACCCCCGAGCAGTCCGCCATCTATTCCCACCTCGCGGACACCAACCAGTCCCTGATCGTCGAGGCCCTCGCAGGCTCCGGCAAAACCACCACCCTTGTGCAGCTCGCCACCCACGCACCAGAGCCCTCCATCCTGGCCCTCGCGTTCAACAAGCACGCAAAAGAGGACCTGGAGGCAAAGATGCCACCGAAGGTAATCTGCAAGACCATGAACGGCCTCGGCCACGGCATCATCCAGCGCCACCTTGGCGGGCGCGTAACCCTCAACATGCGCAAAACCACTGACATCATCAAGCGCCTCGGCAACGAAGGGGAAATCCCAGTCGAGCTAACCCAAGGCGACCCGCTTTACGCCATGTCCCGAGCCGTCGGCTTCGCCAAGCAGTTCGGTATGGGTTGCCCGGACCTCAAGTGGCCGCAAAAACCCCTCGTCGAAAACACCCCCCAGGTGTGGGACGACATCTTCGACAACTACGAAATTGAACTCCCATCCAGCGCCATCAAACACCTCCAGCGAATCCTGTCCGAAGAGGCCAAGGCTATGTTCTACCGGGAAATCAACTTCGACGATCAGATCTGGGGACCAGTGGTCTTCCGTATGGGCTTCCAACAGTTCCCGCTGGTACTGGTGGACGAGGCCCAGGACCTATCCCCAATCCAGCACATCATGGTCGAGCGCTCCACCAAGGGCCGCATCGTGGCTGTGGGCGACCGCCGCCAGGCCATCTACGGTTTCCGCGGCGCGTCGGTCACCTCCATGGATGACTTCCGCAACAAGTTCGAGGCGGACGAACTCCCGCTCTCGATTTGCTTCCGGTGCTCGGAGTCCGTGGTCCGCGAGGCCCACACCTACACCCCACACATGCGCTGGCGCGACGGAGCCCCTCAAGGAACCGTCCGGGAGCTTCCATCTTGGTCCGCCGAGGAGGTCCGCAAGTGTCCCGAGCGCGTCGCCATCCTCTGCCGCAACAACGCCCCGCTCTTCTCCATCGCCTACAAGCTAATGGCAGCGGGCTTAGGAGTAGAGATGAAAGGGACCGACATCGGCAAAGCCATGCTCGCCACCCTCAACAAGGTCCTCAAGGGAGTCCACGACTCCGCTACCACCTCGGCCATCATCCCCATGCTCACCTCCTGGGTCGAGCATGAAAAGGAGACCGCCCAACGCAAGGAGCGTCCGTGGCTGGCTCAGCGCGCGGTTGACCGGTTCGAGTCCTTCCTCGCAATCATGAACCATTGCGAAACCCTCGGGGAGTTGAAGAATGAGATCTCCGTGCTCTTCGCTCCCAAGGCGTCCAAGGTAATCCTGTCCTCCATCCACCGCTCCAAGGGCCTCGAGTTCCAAGACGTGTTCTTCCTGGACTCGCAACTGATCCCGAGCAAATACGCCCGGACCCCCGACCAACGAGCTCAGGAGGACAACCTCGCCTACGTCGCAATCACCCGCGCCCAGGTTAACCTTCACTACGTCACCTCGGACACGTGGACTGGACCAGAGGCCGGGCCGGACACCTAACCAGACTGGAAGATTTCGCTTGACTTCTGTGCCCACGTTTGCTACAAGAATGCGTGGGCACAAAAGCCCCACCGCCACCCCAACAACGGAGCCCCCAATGGCCCAGTTCGAAACCACCCTAACCACCAACATCGACTTCGAGTTCAACTCCATCGAGGTCACCCACCGCGTCGTCCTCCACTACAACATCGTCACTGTTGGCGACGGTTCCCGGGAGGCCGAGTTCTACAGCTCTTCCATCGAACTCCTCACCGACCCCGATTGCGACGTCGAGCCCGTCCCGTCCATGATCCGAGCCTTTGACAAGCATTGTCGCGGCGAGCTCGAGTCCGCCGCCATCGACCATTACAGAAATTCCTAGGAGCTACAGCCATGAACCTCGAAAACCTTGAAGCCCTCAAGCAGGCAATTCAAACCGGCGAAATCTTTGATATGAAACATTTCAAGAATGCTTGCGGAACGCCCTGCTGCATAGCAGGTCACGCCCAACACCTCGCAAACATGCCTCTTAAATCAAGCAGTTTTGCTCTTGCAAACTTCCTCAACATATCAATCGAGGACGCAAGGGCAATCACCTTCCCAAGGACACGCTCCCCTATAGACCCATACGAGTGCTCCCGCAACCAAGCCTGCTTTCTTCTTGACCACTACGCCGAAACCGGAACCATCGATTGGCACCTCGCAATGGAGCAGCCCGCATGATTATCCACCCCGACCTGCTCTCCGACACCACCGAACTCCTTGACGACCTGTTCGATTACATGGACAACCGAGCCGACGCAGACTATGACAGCGAGCGCGGCTACATTGCCAACACCGAGGTGGTCTTGGCTTCCCAAATCGACTCCATCCGCACCAAGCTACGGAGCCCCCAGCCATGAACCTGTTTGTCACCGACCCCGACCCGTACAAATGCGCCCTGCCTCTCGACGACAAGCGCGTCGGCAAGCTTTGCCTCGAGGCCGTTGAAATGCTAACCCTGACCCTGGCCCAGCACGCCCCCGAGCTTGTCGCTGACCTAGGCCTCCAGTCCCGGTGCGTCCGTGAGTACCAACTCCGCCACCCGGTCACCCGCTGGGTAGGCCGCACGCGCACCAACTGGGACTGGACCCACCGCCACGGACTAGCCCTTGCCGAGGAGTTTCGCCACCGGTTCCGCTCCGTGCATAGTTGCGAGGCCGAGCTATACCTTCTCGCCCAGGCCCAAAAGTTCCTGCCCGAGGGTGATCTAACCCCATGGCAGAACTCCGCCCGCAACCTCGAGCGGGGCGCTGACTGCACCCACCTCCCGGTCCCCTTCGCCTACCGCATGTACCTCCACGAGCGGTGGAAGACGGACCTTCGCCCTCCCAAATGGACCCGCCGCTTCCCACCCAAGTTCCTTTTCACTCAACCCCAACTGGAGCAACCAGCATGAACACCCTAGCTACCCACCTTCACGAACAGTTCCTCGGCAATAGCCTGGACAAGATAGGCCTGTCGCAAGATGCCCGCGATGCCATCACCCTCCTTTGCGAGGCCGCCTACATCCAAGCCGTCAAGGACACCATCGAGCAATACAACGTGGCGCTCATCCCATCCCAGGCCGAAGACCGTCTAGGAGAACCCAAGCAATGATTGAGTCAATCCTTGCCCAGTACTCCGACATCGTCCCGATCCTGGACCAAGTCCTTGAGGGCCAGGACGCCCACCTGGAGTTCTCCTCCCCCGAGTCTCGCACCTCGTGGCGCAACCGCTTCAACAAATTCCGGGAACGGATGCGGAAAGCCTACGCCAGCGCGGAGCTAGGTCCCATGTCCTATGAACCAATCACAACCCGGTCGGAGGACCGCGGTGAGATCCCCGTGCTTGTCCTAACCATGCCGACCCTTCCCACGAGCGTGAAATTTATTCCGCGAGAACATGCAGATAATGATTGACAGCGCCGCGCCGGTGTGCCAATGTACACAAACGGGCCACGATATGCCCACCAACCAGACGGCCACGAGGCCCGTCGCAATCTAGGGAGCATCTTTGATGCCATACAAAATCACCAAGTCCACCCCGCAGCGCAAGATCAAAGCCCAAGGCCACATCGTCTCCGTGCCTGAGCCGTTCGCTGAGGGCCATTCCGTTTCCGTTGCCGAGGCCAACGTCCTGAACCAGGTCTTCGCGGAAAACCTCCGCAACAACATCGCAACCAAGATCAAGGCAGCCGCCGAAGCCGGTGAGCCGCTGTCCGACGAACAGGTTCAGGAACTCTTCACCGAGTACGCCACTCAGTACGAGTTCGGTATCCGTTCCGTGGCCGAGCCGGTCGACCCCGTCGAAAAAGAGGCACGTTCCCTCGCCCGCACCGCAGTCAACGCTGCCCTGCGCAAGCAGAACATCAAGGTCTCTGACCTCGAAGACGGCAAGCACGACGAGCTTATCGACGCTGCCCTCGACAAGCACCCGCACTTCCGTGAGGAAGCCGAGCGCCGCGTCGCCGCAACCCAGGAGTCTGCTGCGGACATCGACCTGGACCTGTAGCGGGGCGACCTCCCCGGTCCCCGCTAAAGCTACCGGCTTTGTCCGTTGTGTCGGTAGCTTGGGAGGGGCGAGCCAACCTGTCCCCGGCTCGCCCCTTTTCCCAACCTTGGAGCCCTCAATGACCGACCTGCTATCTGTTTGGTACCGAGCCCTCAACGCCGACATCGGCCTGCGCTTGTCCACCACAGACACCAAGCGTGCAAAGATGGCTCTGTACAAGGCCCGCAGCGAGGCGGGCGACCCAGCCCTCAAGGGTATCTCCATTGCCCTGTCCCGCACCAACCCGACCCACCTCCTTCTAATTAAAAAGGAAGCTCTCAATGCCAATCCATCCGGGTAAGCGTTACGAGAAAAAGCACGTTCGCCTGCACGAGGGCGATTGGGAAAGACTCCAAGAGCTTTACCCCGAGCACGGACCGACTGTCATCATCAGGTCCCTTGTCCGCGCCACCATCAAAAAGGTAGACGAGCAGGTCAACGCGCAAGCGTCCGCCCCGCTACCTGACGTTCAACTCCCAGACCTACGGAGAACCGAGTGACCGAAAACACCCTTGATGAACTCTATTCCCGCGACCCCCTGAGCTTAACTTCCGACGACTTCAAAGCCCTCGTTGTCCAGCTTCGCAAGGACCGGGAAGAGTTCATCGCCTCCGGCGAAGACGCCAAGGCAGCCGCGCGCAACCGCGCCAAGTCTAAAGGCGCAAACCCCAACCTGAGTTTGAAAGACTTGGGACTGTAACAGGAGCCACCCCATGAGCCGCATCACCACCATTCTAGTATCCAATCATCCCTGGTCCGACAAACCCAGCGTGAAGCTCTGCATCACCGAGGAAGACGGGGACGAACACTCCATTACCCTGCCCACTCACAGCGCCGAGGCCATCCTTGGGCTCGCCCGCACGGAACTCACCGAACACGCAAAGAACAAGCCGCTTCTCACTCCGCTTGTCCCTGCCCTTGCCGCCCCTGCCGAGTCCTAATCCATGTCCAACACCTCCGACAACCCCGACCTCGTGGCGGGTGAGGCGTGGCGCTCCTCCGGCAGCTTCGCGTCCGACCAACCGCTCCAGATCGTATGGGACTCCACATCCCTCGGCCTGTTCAAAGAATGCCCTCGCAAGTATTACTACACCATGGTCGAGGGCTGGTCATCCAAGCGTACCTCCACCCACCTTGTCTTCGGTATCCACTACCACGCCGCGCTCGAAGCCTACGACAAGGCGAAGTACTTGGAGTCCATGTCCCATGACGAAGCCCAGCTTGCGGCGGTGCGGTACTGCTTCCACGAGGCCCACGGCCCCCTTGCGCAGTCAGACCTACCTGCCAAGACCTTCCGCACGCTCGTCCGTTCGGTCGTATGGTATCTGGAGCAGTTCGCAGATGACCCTGCTACAACTATCCAGCTTGCCAACGATCGGCCTGCCGTGGAGCTTTCATTCAAGTTCGATCCACAGGTCCGCCCCGGCTTTCTACTGTCCGGTCATATTGACCGTCTCGTGGAGATGTCCGGCAACGTATGGGTCATGGACCGCAAGACCACCAGCGGTGCACTAACCCAGGGTTACTTCGCGCAGTTCCGACCGGACAACCAGATGTCCCTGTACAACATCGCCGGACAGATGGTTTACAACGCGCCCTCCCGTGGCGTTATCATCGACGCGGCCCAGGTGCAGGTCCACTCCACTCGGTTCATGCGCGGCATGGCACACCGCACCCCAGCCGAAGACGAGGAGTTCCTTGGCTCTCTTGGCTTCTGGTGGGCGCAAGCCGAACACATGGCCGAGGAGTACCCGCGCCGCGGACCCGCCGCTTTTCCTATGAACGAGAAGAGCTGCGGCTCCTATGGCGGTTGTGTGTTCCGCCAGATCTGCGGCAAATCCCCATCAATCCGAAAGGACTTTCTCCATGCCGACTTCCAACAGCACCAGTGGGACCCTACCGTCGAGCGGTAACTTGGGCGCAAGTGGTGAGCCAATCGCCGCAGCCCTCGATGCAGTCGTGGAACGCGGGCAGAGCTACGGCTCCCCCACTCTCAACCATGAGCGCATCGCCGCGCTTTGGTCCACCATTCTCGGCACCGAGATAACCCCTCACGAAGTCGTCCTGTGTATGCTCGGAGTCAAGATTTCCCGCCTCATGGAAACCCCTACCCACCTTGACTCCTGGACCGACATTGCAG